TGAATTAAATGATAATATAAAATATGAATAAACTAATAGAAAAAATTTCGTGGCAACTTTGCGCGTTTTGCGCGGCGGGCGCGACGCTTTTTATGAGTTGTACCCCCGATGACCTCCCTTCCTCCCCTTGCATCGACGGAGATTGTAATGCGGAGATGGTACTACCGGGTGAGTTAGATGAAAATGGCTATTACCATATTGATTTAGATTTTGACGGAGACTATCTTCCTTGGTTTCAAGTAGACGTTTTTGCAGATAAAGTATTACCTCAATACGAATATAACGGAGTTCAACCAGTTGAAGCTAGATTTGATAGTGATACTCATTGGACTATTGGAGATTCTCTAATGGTAACCGTAAATAATTATAACCCATTCCAGGGACCTTACGATTATAACGGTAATCTACTACCTAATTCTTCATACGATCTTATTCTTAACCAGTTTTCAGGTATTAAAGTTAACATAGTTCAAGGTACTACTATATACTTTTCCGATGATCATGAAAGGCTACGTTCTAAAAGAGTAGTAGGACCTATTCCTCCTATGGCTCAAAACGATACTATTACTTTATATATGGAGGTTTATTGGGAAGGAGTTGGTAATTCCGTAGTAAAAGACCATTATTTTGAAAAATTTATTGTGGAATAGTTGATCTTTTGAAAAAAAATCATTATCTTAATTATATATTAAGAATTAAATATAAATAAATACTTAATTATAGTATTAATATAAGAATAATTTAATAATTAAACAAATAATTAATCTAATATGTCATTGAAAGCGGAGAAAATCCATTCGAATTATGAGAAACATCTTAAAATTATAGATACCTACATTGGTAAACGTAAGGATTCTTGTAAAAAACTTATTGAACATTTAGGCGAAGCCTATATTATGGCACCTGCTAGCGGTAAATCATGGCATCATAATGCTTTTGCCGGCGGTTATATCGATCACGTTAATAGAGTAGTAGAGTTTGCTATTAAACAAATGAGGTTATTCAAAGAAATGGGAGGTACTATAGACTTTACAGAAGAAGAGTTAGTATTTGCTGCTTTATTTCATGACTTAGGTAAGATAGGTGATGGAGAAAAAGAAAACTACATACCTCAGACCGATAAATGGAGGCAAGATAAGCTACATGAAATGTATACTTATAATCCAGACCTTGGATTTATGCTTATCCCAGATAGATCATTATTTATATTACAAAAATTTGGTATAAAAGTATCAAAAAACGAATTTTTAGGTATCAGACTACATGATGGAGTGTTTGATAAAGCAAATGAAGCTTATTTCTTTAGTAATGTACCTTCTTCCAGAATGAAAACTAACATAGTATTCGTACTTCACAGTGCTGATTTCTTAGCCTCTAAGGTTGAATACGATATGTGGTTAGCAGAAGGCGGTAGTACTGCTCCTAAAACTCAAAAAACTAAGTCCTCTACAGGAAAAAGGGTGAATTCTTCGCAAGGACTAAAAAATATGTTAAATAAACTATAAATGAACGTAACTTTATACATAATAATTGGTATTTTAGTTGCCATTTCGGGAACTTTAGTGTATATTATTAGAAACCTTATGGTAAAAGTAGAGAGATACGAAGATGTAACGGTTGATCAAACCCAATATCTTCAGAATATCTCAAACATCATAGGGGAGTCTAACAAACACTTACAGAATCTCGACGAAAAGGGGGTCTTTCAATCAGATGATGAAGTTGGTGAATTTTTTAACCAAATGAAAGCAGTACAGGACGAGTTAAATAGGTACATGCTCCCAGAGAACTATGGCAAGGAAGAGAGCGAAAGCTAATTATTTTACAAAAGAAACAGAAGAGTACATTGTAAAGTTTAATGAATCGGAAGATCAGACTTACAGAAGCAAAATCTTTACCGAACACATATACTACCCATTTTATAAGTTAGCCGAAAATATTATACATACTTTTAAGTTCTACTATACTGATGTTGATAAAATAGAAGACTTAAAACACGAAATAGTTTCCGTTTTATACGAAGAAAAGATAATGAAGTTTGATCCTACTAACGGAGCTAAAGCATATTCTTACTTTGGAACTATAGTTAAGAGGTGGTTGATAAACTACAATAATAAGAACTATAAAAAGCTTAAGCAGATAGGTCAGTTTGCTGATATGGAAGATTCCTATAAACAAGCTTATTCAGTAGACCATAGCTTTGCTAAATCATTGAGTGACTTTATCGACACATGGGTTGATGAAACTTACTTAATTATAGATGAACTATTTGTGAAGGAACAAGACAAAAGGATTGCAGACGCAGTTTTAACTATTTTTAGAACTAGACACGACTTAGATATATTCAAGAAAAAAGCTCTGTATATATACATTAGAGAAATGACCGATTGCGATACTCCTAACTTAACTAAGGTAATAAACGTGCTTAAAGGTAAGTTTAAAGAAAAGTATCAAAAAAGCTACGATTTAGGTTTATTGACTAATAATTCACAATAACTCTATTTATATATAAAACATTATGAGTTTAGATAAAGAAATATTTAAGGGCAAAACCCTATCTGATCTCTTTGGTGAAATATACGATAACTCTAAAGAAACTAAATCACAGGTAAAAGGATTAATAGCTGAGTTAAAACCTCTAATAGAAAATATAGGTGATGCTACTTTACTTGTACCAATGATTAAAGAGTATATGGAGATAGGTGTTAAAAACGACGAGCACTTAATTAAACTTGCTACTGTTATTCAAAGGTTAGAAATAGCAGCTTCTAGAGGAGAAGCAGGAGAATTTGATTTCTCTGAGCTTCAAGATCTATTAGAAGAATCAGAACAAGTTCAAGAAGAAGTTAAAGATGTAGAGGACCCTGAAAAAAGCGAAGAAGAGTAAATATGTTTTCTCCCAATTATTTATTACCCGAAGAATCTTCATTACAAGGTACGTTTACAGCTAGAGTAGCTGGTATTATATTAGACGAATCTGATGAGCTGTATTCAAAGTACGGTAGAGCTGACTCTATAGGGTTGGTATTCTACGTACCTATTGGTAGTGAATATGATGAAGAACCTCTTACAAATCTTCCTGTAGCTAAACCTCTAGATAGTTCAACTAGATCTTATCCTCTTGTAGGAGAAATAATTCTAATAACCTCAGGACCGAGCGAAATATTAACCGATAGAGATAAGAGTGCATACTATACTAGGGTAGTTTCTGTTTGGAATAATCCTAATCATAACGCACTACCTCTAAACGATACTTTAAACTTAGGTTACGAAGTAGATGAACAGAGAGTTTCACCACTACAGCCTTTTTACGGAGATACTATATTTGAAGGTAGATCAGGGCAAACTATAAGGTTAAGTAGCGAAAAGCATCCTAAAAACATATACACTGATGATAGTAATAAAGGTAAACCCTTTATCATACTATCTAACGGACAAGTTCTAGAAACAAAAGGTAATGCCTTTACTGTAGAGAATATAAATAAAGATGATGCTACTATCTTTATGGCATCTGATCATACTGTTCCTTTAGAGCAATCAAGAAATAAATACTTAGCAGCTAACAGTGACCCTGTAGATGCTAGTAAATATAAAGGTAAACAGATTATATTGAATAGCGGTAGACTTTATTTTAATAGTAAAGAGGAAGATATATTATTTTCTTCAAAAGAATGCTTTGGAGTTACTGCAAAAGATATAAGTTTAGACGGAGTCGATTATATAGGCTTAGATGCTAAAAAAATATATTTAGGAGAAAAAGCAAGATTATATGAATCTCAACCAGTAATATTAGGAGATAGTTTAGAGTACGTATTAGACGATTTATTCAACGCTCTTAAAAGACTCAGTAATGCTATGGCTAAAGCTCAAGCAGGAGGTAAACCTGTAACATCTCTAATGAAAGAAGCTCCTAATTTAAGAGGTATTGTCAACTTTTTAAAAGGAAGAATTAATCCTGGTGGTAAATCAAAGTTAAAATCTAAAAAAACATTTACTGAATAATGGCACACGCATTACTAAAAGAGTTTAAAAGTAATTTAGCTGGAATAGTAGCACAAGCTCTAGGCAGGTTAGAGTCGTACGCTATAGTATATGCTACTAGAAAAATAAATGAAATAATAGACGAACTTAGAGATAAATGTCCACCACCACCGGTACTAAATAGATTAAGTAAATTAGTCGGAAATATAAAAAAAGTAGTAGTGAAAATAGATAGTAGGTTAGACACATTCAGAAAGATACCGAAAAAACTTGATAAACCTATTAAAGCAGGAACTATACTAGTAGATATTATTTCTAAAATTCCTGTACCTACTGCTATAGGTACTCCCCCTGGACCCGCTGGAGGTCTAATATTAGCAGTTAAGACCGGAAAAATAAACACCCTATCTAATTTATTAGTATGGGGCCGAAAAATGGTAGAAACATTAGGCGACGATCAAAAAGCCGTAATTAACCTATTAAAAGAAAGTGAATCAATTTTTGAACCTGTTAAAGAAAGATTAGAAACTATAGATAAGCTACTACAAAGGTGTGCTGAAAATCCTGATCTTTCTAAAGAAGATAGAGATAAAATACTTGAAGGGCTGAACGTTCCAAGGAAGGGTAATGAAAAGCCTACTTCATATACTGGTGCAAACGGAAGAGTATATAGTTTAGAAATAATACAAGACCATACCTCTCCAAACATAGCTCCTAGAAGAGTAGCTATCGCCAAAGATTTTAGAGGAATAGTTGTTTTAAGAGGAGAACCTTCTTTTGCAAGTGACCCTCAAGTACTGATTGACGAATTAAAATTAAGAATTGACAACCAACTTCCATAACTTAACTATTTATTAATATGAAAGCTAATGAACTTAGAAAACTTATAAGAGAAGAGGTAAAGAAAGCAGTTAAAGAAGAGTTACAAGATATGCTTAATGAAGCAGTAAAATATGCTAGTACTCCGAATAAAACTGGAATGGGTAACTCCTATAGACCGATAACACAGAAAGATGTAAAAAGAACGTGGTCTACAGGTCCTCTTAACCCTGGCACTATCCCTTTAGAGGAAATGCTTCAACAAACAGCTAAAACGATGAGCCAAGAAGATTATAGAAATGTAGTATCTTCCGACTCTTCGATGGTTAAAAAACCTAACTTTGCTAGCTCTATGGCTAACAGCATGGGTATGACTGAAAGCTCAGGCCCTACAGTAGGACTAGATATTAGCAAGCTAGATTTTGTAAAAAATGCAAAAGCAGTATTTGATGCTTCAGTACAAAAAGATAAACAAAAAGCAGGTAGAATTTAAAAATGGCGTTCGAAATAAAAAAGATAAATCCTTTAGACCTTAAACCTAGCAAAGGAGTAGGCGTAAGCTTACCATTTTCTGGTAGAGCAGTGTTTAATACTACTTTTGAAACTAAAGATGCTATTAAGGCTAATTTGATAAATTATTTTTTAACTGGCAAAAACGAACGTTATTTTAACCCTTCTTTTGGAGCAGGACTAAGAAACCTACTATTTACTAATATAGACGAATCAACTTTAGATCAAATTAGGACAAATATTTTAGATGATTTAGATAGGTTTTTTCCTAGAGTACAGGTTACAAGTTTAGAACTAATACCAGAAGCTGATCAAAATTTAATAGTTTTTAGCATGAGGTATGCAATAGCAGATTCAAATATATCTGATGAAGTCGTAATAAATTTTAACAAGTAATGGCACAAGAAAGAATAGTAAAATATATAAATAAGAATTTTGATGATTTTAGGACTCAACTTATAGAGTATGCTAGAAGCTATTTTCCCGACACATACAATGATTTTGACTCTACGTCTCCTGGTATGATGTTTATAGAGATGGCAGCATATGTAGGAGATGTCTTATCTTTTTATCAAGATACTCAACTTCAAGAAACTTTTTTAACGTATGCTAAAGATCCTAAAAACTTATTTAACTTAGCATATATGATGGGGTATACTCCGAAAGTAACTGGAGTATCTGA